GAAACCCCCACCTAAACTTACAATTGATACTTGGGCTGACAAATACAGGATTTTATCAACTAAGACTTCTAGCGAACCAGGACGATGGAATACTGATAGAGTTCCATTTCAAAGAGAGGTAATGAGAGCAATATCAGATAAAAGGACTGAAAAGGTTGTAATGATGTATGGAGCTCAACTATCTAAAACTGAAATACTTATGAATACATTTGGGTTTTATGCTGATTATGATCCAGCTCCAATCATGTTTTTAATGCCTACAAAAGATATGGCTCAAGATTTTTCAAGCACTAGGCTTAATGATATGATTTTGAGTACTCCACAACTTAGAAACAAAATAATTGAGAGTGATAATTCAAGGGATACCAAAAGACAAAAGGAATTTGCTGGAGGTTATATAGTTTTGACTGGGAGTAATTCTGCAGCAGAGCTGTCAAGCAGACCAATTAGGATTTTATTAGCTGATGAAATTGATAGATTTCCGTCTAATGTAAAAGGCGAAGGTGATCCGCTTAATCTGGCAATTGAAAGGACTAAAACATTTTGGAATAAAAAAATTGTGCTTACAAGTACACCAACTATTAAAGGTGGGAGTAGAGTAGAACTAGAATACGAGAATAGTACAAAAGAAGAGTATTATGTGCCATGTCCAAAGTGTGGTGAAATGCAAACATTAAAATGGAGAAATATTATGTTTGAAGATGTGACGCACAAATGTGAAAAATGCTTGGAAACTTCTAGTGAGTATGAATGGAAAAGAAATCTTATTAAAGGAGAATGGAGAGCACATAATAGCGAAGTTGACAGGTTTCAAGTAAGAGGATTTCATATTTCAGAACTTTATAGTCCGTTTTCTAAATGGGATAGCATTATTAATAAATTTAAAGCAGCAAAAGGCGACGAACAATTGATGAAAGTATTTGTCAATACAGCTCTTGGGGAATGTTGGGAAGAAAAAGTTGAAAGATTTAACTTTGAGGAAATACAGGCAAGGGCTGAAGATTATGGAGAATACTTGAATCATGAAGATGGAACATATGAGGAAGTAGAAATCCCTGACAGGGTTAATGTGCTTACGGCTGGTGTCAATGTTCAAGATAATAGGCTTGAAGTTGAAATTGTTGGATGGGCAAAAGGTGAAGAAAGCTGGGGGATTTATTATAAAGTGATTATGGGGAATCCTGCTTTGCCTTATGTTTGGAATGAATTAGACCAAGTTCTGATGAAAGATTATTCATATCAGAATGGGGAAAAAATAAGAGTTGCTTGTGCTTGTGTTGACACAGGTGGGCATCATACTGATGATGTTTATAGGTATGTAAAAGCAAGGGAACAACTGAATATATTCGGCATAAAAGGAAGTGGAGAAACTGGGAGACCTCTTATTTCACGACCTAGCAAAAATAATAAAGGAGGAATTTCTTTATTTGTTTTAGGAGTTAATACTGGGAAAGATACGATAATGAGTAATCTTAAAGTAAAAGAACCAGGAGCTAAATATATGCACTATCCAAATAACCCTAAACGTGGATATGATGAAGTTTACTTCAAAGGGCTTACATCTGAAATAAAAGTTGTCACATTTAGTAAAGGACAAGCTAAAATCGAGTGGAAAACAGTAGGAGATAAAAGAAATGAACCGCTCGATATTCGGAATTATGCACAAGCTGCATTAAGAATTGCTAATCCAGATTTAGACATTAGGTATTCAACTGATTTGTTAAATGGATTAAGAACACAGAGAGTTAGTAGAAAAAGAAAAATACTGTCGAAAGGAATTAAGTAAATGGGAAAATCGAATTATTCAAGAGAATATATTTTAGAAATAATAGTTGAATATGGTAAAGCTGAACGAGCAGTTTTAACAGGAAAAAGCTATAAAATTGGGACAAGAGAACTCACTCGAATGGGAATAGATGAAATAAGAAAAGGGAGAGCTTATTGGGAAAATGAATTACAAAAATTAAATAGTATTGGGAAAAGAAGAGTGAGAAGAGGAGTTCCTAGAAATCTTTAAGGTTAGAAAAGGAGGTGTGCTATGAATTTTATTGACAATTTAGTGGCAGTATTTAATCCACAAAAAGGAGTAGAAAGATTTAAAGCAAGAAGAAAACTGGAAATTTTAAATACTGGATATTCTAATCATGGAGCTTCGACCACTAAAAAAGCAATGATAGGTTGGCAGAGTACTTCGGGCGGTGTAAAAAAAGATATTTATAAAAACCGTAAGAAATTGATTGAGCGTTCAAGAGATTTATATATGGGAACTTCTATTGCAACGGGAGCATTAAAAACTATTAATACAAATGTTGTAGGAAGTGGATTGAAATTAAAAGCCGCTATTGATAGTGAGACAATAGGAATAAGTGATGATGAAGCGGCTAAGGTAGAAGAATTGATTGAAAAAGAATTTGAACTTTGGTCGAAAGATAAGATTGATAATTTAGGAACTATGAATTTTTACCAAGTTCAAGAACTTGTGTTTTTGACAGTACTACTGAATGGAGAGTGCTTTATAAAATTAAATTATTTTGAAACACCTAAAAATCCGTATAGTTTGAAGTTGGAAATTTTAGAGCCTGATAGAATTTATACTCCTAATAATATGATTTCGGATAAAAGTGTAGTTGAAGGAGTAAAGATAGATAAAAATGGAAGAGTTGAAGGTTATTATGTTTCATCTGAACATCCATTGGACGCAACTGGTGCAGTAACAGAAAAATTTATTAAAGTTTATGGAAGTGAGAATCAAAAAAACATAATTCATCTTCTTTTCACTGAAAGACCTGAGCAAATAAGAGGAATCCCAATATTGTCACCAGTTATTGAAAATTTAAAACAGCTCGGGAATTATACCGAAGCAGAATTAATGGCTGCAGTCATAAGCGGGTTGTACGCAATTTTTATTGAAAGTGAAGCTGATAGTCCAAGTGGAGCTGATGTTGGAGAACTTGAAGCTATTGAAAATGATTTGCTGGTAGATTCAGAAGATGAAACCACTATAGAACTTGCACCAGGAATGATTGCTTCGCTTAATCCAGGAGAAAAAGCAAAAGCTACTAATCCAGGAAGACCAAATGCGCAATTTGACCCATTTGTAACGAGTATTTTAAGACAAATAGGAAGTGCTTTAGAAGTTCCGTATGAACTTTTGATTAAGCATTTTACGGCAAGTTATTCAGCAAGCCGTGCAGCACTTTTAGAAGCATGGAAAATGTTTAGAAAGAGACGAGAATGGTTTTCTGAAAACTTCACTCAACCAATTTATGAAGAATGGTTAAATGAAGCGTATTTGTTAGGGAGAATAGAACTTAAAAACTATGGAACTGATTTTCTTATAGATAAAGCCTGGTGCGGTTCACAATGGAACGGACCAAGTCAAGGACAAATTGACCCATTAAAAGAGGCTAATGCTGCTGTTATAAGAATTAATAATGGATTATCGACTAGAACTAGAGAAACAGCGGAGCTTAATGGTGGAGATTTTGAACAAAATGTAAGAATTTTAGCAAAAGAAAATAAATTATTAAAAGAGAAAGGAGTGGTAATAAATGCCGAAACAACTCAAATTTTGGAACGTGATGAAGAATGATGAGGAAAAATCAGCTGAACTGATACTTTATGGAAGCATTGGAAGTGATGAATATTGGGATGACATATCTGATAAGGCGTTTAAACAGGATATCGAAAATCTTGGGGATGTAGGAAACATAACTTTGCATATAAATAGTCCAGGTGGGAGTGTATTTAGTGCTGTGGCAATAGCGAATACTCTTAAAAATCACAAAGCTAAAGTGACGGCAAATATTGATGGTTTGGCAGCAAGTGCTGCAACTATTATAACAAGTGCTTGTGATACTGTAAGAATGCCTAAAAATGCTTTATTTATGATTCACAATCCAATTACTTTTGCTTATGGGAACAATCAAGAAATGCAAAAAACTGTTGAAATGCTTGATAAGGTTAAAAACAGTATTATTGAAACGTATTTGGGCAAAACAAAAGCAGACAAGAAAACTTTATCTGAATTAATGGATAATGAAACTTGGATGGATGCAGAAACAGCTAAGGAATATGGTTTTATTGACAAAATTGTGGATGAAGAAGTGGGAAAAGAATTTGTAGAAAATAAATTAATTATAAATAACATGGCTTTTGATATTTCAAAATTTAAAAATTTTAAAAAAGCAAAAGATGTAGTTATTAATAATAAAAAAAATACTAAGGAGGTAAAAATGACTTTAGAGGAATTAAAAAATCAATTTCCTGATTTGTATGATTATGTATTAAATGAGGGGAAAAAAATTGGAAAAGAGGAAGAAAGAGAAAGGTTAAAAGCTATTGATGATATAGGAGTTAATAATTATTCTGAATTAATAGAAAATGCAAAATATGTAAATCCTATGTCAGCCAGTGAGTTGGCTATTAATATTTTGAAAAAGCAAAAAGAAGAAAAAGCTCAAAAGTTGCAAAATATTAAAAACGAAAGCCAAGATAATTTTATACCACCAGCTGCGAATGATGGAACAACGCATGGCAAAAAAGAAGAAAAACAGTTTATGGGACTTGATATTATGACTATTTTTTCTAAAATGAATAAAAAAACAGAGGAGGGGAAATAAATGGATTTTGTAACAAAAGGCAATGAATATGCCAGTGAACAATTTTTGAGCGGTACAGGACACAGATATATGGAATTTGAAGTGCCGCAAGGTAAAAGTGTAAAAAGAGGTGATGCTGTAAATGTAACTGCCGAACTTTCAGATGGAACTGATTTATTTGGAATAGTTATGGAAAATGCTGACGGAACAACTGTGAAAACTAAAACAACTGTAGCTATTTCAGGGGAATTCATTTTTGAGGGATTAAATGTGAAAGCAGGTACACAAAAAGCAGATTTTACAAAAGCAGCTAGAGATAAAGGTATTGTAATAAAAGGATTAGGAGGTAAGGAATAATGCCAGCAGTAATAGAATTTATTGGGTTATATGACCAGAATGTGATTAGACCAAAATCATTTATAAAGGACAGTTATTTTAAAAATAGGAAAACATCAGAAAATCAAAAAATGGAAATAGAATTTAGAAAAGGAAGACAACTTGTAGCTCCTTATGTATCTGAATTTATTCCAGGAACAGAAATGGTAAAGAA